CGATGAGTGTAAATCGATTGATGAAACGCTATTCGAGGCAGTGGCTCGTATCCAGCCAAGCCGCATTCTGGCGATGAGTTCTCCGGGCGGCACTACTGGCAAATTCTACAAAATTTTCAGCAAGGAGCAGAAGTGGTGGAAACTGCACACCGTCACTGCGTTTGACTGTCCACACATCAAGCAAAGTTGGATAGAAGAGCAGATGGAGATGTGGGGCAAAGACCACCCGCTGATCCGCTCAATGATCTTTGGCGAGTTTCAGGAAACTAGCGGAGAAGGCTTAGTGGTGCCCTGGGATACACTGATGCAGTGCCTCGATAGTCCACCCAACAAAGAAGGACACGAGGTTGTGGCGGCATGTGACTTTGCAGCAGCAGGCGATGAGTCTGTGTTCTGCATGAGAGTAGGCAACAGGGTTACCAAGCTGATTGCCTGGAGAGAGGCAAATACGATGGCAGGTTGTGCCCGGTTCGCTTTGGAGTTTGAGAAGGCTGGCTTAAAGCCTGAGCAGATATTTGGTGATGCAGGTGGGCTAGGGTTGCCGATGTGCCATCAGCTTGCAGAGATGGGGTGGCCGATCCACCAGGTGAACTTAGGCGGCAGAGCGCATGACCCGGATCGCTACACTAACCGTGGAACGGAGATGTGGTTTGAGGCTGCCAGACAGATAGACCGCTGTGAGTCGATCCTGCCAGACTGCGAGATTCTGCATAGTCAGTTGACCACCAGAAGAGTAGCCACCAGCAAGACTGGCAAGTTGAACTTGGAGAGTAAGAAGGAGATGAAGTCACGAGGCTTCAGTTCTCCTGACCGGGCAGATGCGCTAGTCATGGCGATGGCGAGTTTCTCGGATCAGTACATGTGGGAGAAGCGTTGGCAGCCTAATTTGGAGGAGGTCTTGGAGGCAGGGATGGCAGAGTGGTCAGGTGACCACAAAATCAGGGAGAGTATGGGGCTACACACAGGATGAACTTACTACAGACAATCAGATTAATACTTGAGATCATTAAGAAAACACTAGGATATGGAGAAAAAGCCAATAAACAGAAACTTGAGCAGGATGTTGAGGATCGTGCTAATGACAAGCTTGACTGGATTAGGATACGGATGCGCGACCAGCATCAAGTTGGACGCGACGAAGAGACTGATCCTGAACAATGAGCGTGGATTTCAGGATGCTTACATGGCATCACCACAGGCAAAGCAGTTCGTGGAAAGCGCACTGGAGCAGATAGTCGAGTACGAGAGACAACTAGAAAAGAAAAGTATCACCAACTAACAACAACGGCTGAAAGATTTGCCAAAGTTAGCAGAGACGCACCAAAAACGGTGCGTCTTTTTGCGTCATGAAGCTATCAGGCCAACTTGAATGCTTCTGCTCTGACATCGAGAAACTCGTGGCTAGGTACCAGGAAGAGTTTGATCTGGACGATGCCACATTGATCGGTGGCTTACAGATGTATTCCAGCCTTATGTCACTCCAGGCACTGGGCTATTTGCTTGAGGAAGACGAAGATGAGGATGACGAGGAAGACGATTATTCTGTATGAAATCGCGTGAGCAGTTAAACGCATCAGTTCTACAAGACCTGGCAGATCGCAGTGTGTGGGACACCCGGCAACGGATGTTTTACGAGATGCGGCACCACGGTCTAAGGCGAAGAAACAAGCCTTGGCCCGGTGCCAGTGACGTACACTTTCCGTTAGTAGACACTACGATCAGCGAACTGAAGCCTGCCTACTTTCAGCAGTTATTCGCCACAGACCTCATCGCTCAGTTTATCCCCACCACACCACAGGTGGCAGAGTACACAACTGCTGCCGCTCAGTGGTTTGACCACAGACTCAAACAACGCACAAACCTGGAGACTGAGGTGCTGAGTGCGGTGGACGCAATGCTGGTGAGTGGCACCGGCATCATGAAGGTGCTGTGGGATTCCAAAGCTAAAAAGCTAAATTATTTCAGCATTGATCCGCAGCACTTCGTTGTTCCGGGCTGGACTCGGAGCATCGAGGAGGCAGACCGAATTTGTCACATAAGCGTTTACTCGTTGGACTCATATCGCAGGCAGAAACACCTGAACCAAGACCCGGAGGTCATTCGCCAGATTTCTGGCAATTACAACAACGATGCCGGTGATATGGACACCGAGTACACTCGCTTTGAGCGTGAAGGTTTGACGTTCAGTGATGATGAGAAGGTGATCGTCTGGGAGGTGTACTTCCGCGAGGAGAAGACTGGGCAGTGGTGCATCAGCACGTTCTCACCAACTCAGCCTGAGACTGATTTGCGCCCGATGATGAAGGTGCCCTACAAGCACGGTAAACCACCGTTCATCGCGTTTCCTTACGAGATCAAAGACCCAGGATTCTACAGTCCACGAGGAGTCGTTGAGCTTCAAGCCACGATGGAGGCTGACCTCACCAAACTCTTAAACGACAAAAACGATTTTATGACGTTGGCGAACAGACCTCTCTTCCGCGCTGAGAGGGATATGCCAAACACCGGCAACCTAAGAATGACACCTGGCAGCATCCTGCCGTTTGGTATTCAGCCGGTTGCCAACCAAGCCCCCCCGATCTCGTTTGACACTCAGATGAACATCATGCGGGAGTTGGCTCAAAACCGAGTATCTACTCCTGACTTTGGCCTAACGCAGACACTTCAAAACACGGAGAGAAGAACAGCAACTGAGATTCAGGCTATCGGTGGCTTGTACCAGCAGAGCAGTGATTTACGGATGCGAATCTTCCGCATAGCACTGGGCAAACTCTACCGGATGAGTTGGTCGCTACTCCTGCAATACGACAAGACTAGCCTGGACTACTGGTACCTCGACACTGCCCAGCAGATACCGCAGGAGGCACTGCACGAGAACTACGGCATTGAGCCAACCGGGAGTGCGGATGGAGTCAACAAACAACTCCTAATGCAGAAGGCAGTCACTCGTTTTCAGATGTTTGCTAATGATCCGTTTATCAATCAAGGCCAACTCCGCAAGAGCATCTTGGAGTCGGATGACGCGACTCTGGTCAAGCGTTTGTACCAAGACCCGATGGATCAACAAGCCACACAAGCCGAGGATCAAGCCAACGAGATTACGTTCCTACGCTTAGGTTTCCCGGCAGTAGTCAAAGACTCTGATGATCACATGGTGCATATCCAGACGGTGGTCAACTACATCCAGAGCAGAGCAGACACAGGTGCCGCACCGGAGCCAGCAGAAGGTCAGATGCTTGAACAACACATTGTTCAGCACCTGGAAGCACTGAAGGAGAAAGACCCAAAGACCGGCAAGCAGGTTGAGGGAGAACTACAGAATTTATTCGCGCAAATGCAGCAGGCAGCCGCGCAAACAGCACAGCAAGATGTTCAGCAAACTGAGGAGATTCCTAACAACGTGGAGAACATTCCGGCAGGTGCCGGAGTGGGTTGATCCACCTGAGTGGACTAACGAACACGCTGCCAAGTTGCAGCAGTTTCTCAGGAGTGAAATAGGCACCAACCTACAACAACACCTGAGAAACTTGCATATCACCAATTGCGATCGGCTAATCTCAGCCCCAGCAGATTTGCATTACCAGGCAGGTCAAGCTGCCGGGTTCAAAGCCGCACTGGCAACCTTAGACGGTTTAGCCACAGTGAGGCAGCAGCCCGAGGAGGAAGTCACAGGAGTGACGGATGACCTGGAATGGCTGAGGCAGCCTGCAAACTAATTTATGTCTGAAACAGTGACAGAAGCACCGAGCCAGGTGACAGGAGAACGCGAGCAATTGCTATCCGCATTAGCTGACGCTGATGTAAGCGCGTTTGACTTAACTGCGAACACTATCTCGATACCGCAGGTCGAGAAACCTGATAAGGAGTCTGCCAAGCAGGAGGACACCCCAGAAGAAGAAGCACCGGAGCAACAACCGGATGAGGAAAAGCTCGAGGAGACACAGGAGGAGGAACAACCCAAGTCCAAGTATTCCCGAGCCAAGAAGTCACAGGATTGAGCTAACAAATCC